CCTTTATAAGCTAAATATGCTTCAGGAACAGATAAAGGATTTTCCTTCATGTAATTAAAAGCACCTTGACCAAGATTGCCTACTTGAGATGCTGTATCACTAGCAACGCCAGGGACTAATTTGGCAGATTCAGCAAGGTTAGGTGTAGGCACTGCTGCTGTTCTTTCAGCTTCAGTTTCCTTGTATTGCTTTGCACGTTTTTTAATTTCAGGAAATTCATTTGCCCCTGGCAAAAGACTTGATCCTTCAGCAGAAGTTGAATCTACAGGTGTAGCAGTGCTTAAATCAAAAGCCATTATTTCACCTCAATAAATTGTTTTTTATCTGGACTGACGTATGCTTTATTACCTTTTGAATCGGTATGCAATGTCCATCCAGCAGGAATCTTAGGAGCAGCAACAGGAGGTGGCCTACCAGTTACAGGAGCAGTAATTTGATTTGCAGCAGTTTGAGTCGGCGGAGCAACTGCACCAGAAGATTGTTCCGGTGCTTCATTTTTACTAGCATCACGCAACACTGAACCAATAGCTGTTGCAAAAGATTGATTTGTTCTCTGTTGATCTGGATGCTTAACAAATTGAGTTTCTATTTGACCAATAGGAGGAGCCATACCCGTTTTGTTATATGCTTCTATAGCACCGTTATAGTACGGCTGGTAATTTTTTAATTGCGTAATGTTGTATTGCGCTTTTAACAATTCAGCTTTTAACAAACCAAGATTGTCGCCAATTTCTTGAGGCGCAAGTCTTGCAACAAATCCAGGTTTTTTGTAATCAGACAATGAAGTCTGATCTTGAGACATTTTGTTAATTAATTGATGGGCATTTAACAATTTATCAATTTGTTGTACATCCAATCCTTTTAAACGAGCATCAATCAATAATTGACGAGTTTTTTGTAAAGCAGATTGCTCGGTTTGATTTGATGTACCTGAAATATTAAGATTAGTAGTTCCACCACTTAAATTTGTTGTGTTTTTAACACTTGCACCTGCTGCAATATTTCCAGAAACACCGCCACTAATTTCTCCTGGAGTTGTGGGTTGAGCAGTACCACCGCCAGCTTTTACAGCAGCATTTTTTTCGTCAGCAGTAGATGCATTTGCACTAGCAGTTTTTCCTTTTTGAGTGTTTGTACTTCCTGAAGATCCCGTAGTTATGTTTTTGCTTGCAATTGACAATGCTTGTCGTAATGAATCTGCTGGAACATTTTTTAAATCTTGTAATCCATTTATTGCATCAACAACAAATGCTTCTTGAGGAACAAAAGTTGAATAAAATTGAGCATTTCCTTTTTGATCCACATCTGCTGCTTGAGCCCTAGTCTTATACATTTCTTTACTAGCCACGCCAGCAATTGTGTTGTCAAAAGAATCGTAGCTAACGCCCCTGTCTTGCAAATCTTGTGCAGATAATTGATTACCTTGAGCATCTACAGTTTTTACAGGATTACCAAAACCATCAACGGTTTGGTAATACATATCACCTTCTTTGCCCCATTTAATTTGCGTCTTCTGCTCACCACCTGTAATAAGTTTAAAAGCAGTAGCATCTTGTCCCAAAATAGAAGCAATCAATGCTTGACCAAGTTGAGGTTTATGAGAATACTGTTTGATGGCATTTGCAACTGCAATGTTGCCTTCAGGAGTGCCAGGAGTGCCAGCAGCATAAACGCCTTGTTTAATGCGCTCGTACTCGTTTAATTGAGTTGACAGCTCTTTTTTCTTTTCATACGCAAGATCAGAAACAACAGGATTTGTTGAATTTTTGCTTAGTTGATCTAAAACGGTAACCGCTTGTTTTGGATCAGTAGTGGTTGCGGCAGTGTTCCATGCCATTCTGTCTTTGTTTACTTGAGCAGCATTATTTTCAGCAACAGGGTCTAAAGGCGTTCCACCAGCATTGTATTGCTGCATAAATGCGCTAGGTTGTGTGGGATCAGCCATCATTTATTCCTTGTGCTTGTCTAGGTAAGAATTGCCTATGTCATGATCTGATAAAGAATCTAAATTAGCAATTGGATTGGAACTTGTTGAAGGGTTAAAAGAAACTATTTGTCCTGTATTGTCAACATAATTGTTAGGAACAATGGGTTGTTGTTTTATAGGTGTTATTGTTGGAGGAGGACGGCCACCAATTTCATCTTGAAAGCCAGGCATTAAATCATCCAAAAAACCAGTTGCACCTGTTCCGTTAAGCAAAGCAATTGCACCAAGTTTTTTTACTTTATCACCAATTGCATCAAACATACCTGGACGAGACAACTCTTGTCCAAATTGACCAAGACCAGCGCCACCAAAAGGATTTGTAGCCATAATTAATCCTTATATTCTGCTGCTTTTGCTAGAGCCAGTAGACGTACCACCTTGCGTACCAGCATAGTTGGGATTGGTAGAAGCTTGAGGCGTACCAAACACAATAGAAGCATACTTGCTGTACAGGTCTTGTGGGGCTCCAGCGTATCCAATACGGGAAGCAGCGGCAGTATTTGCGGCATTCAAACCTTGACCACCGATAGCAGCCAGTTGGTTAGCGGCAGCAGCTTTGTTAGCCTGAACCTGGGCTTGCGCTCCAGCAGCAGCAGTAGCTTGACGCTGTGCATTTAGACCGGCTAGATTGGTGTCTGCCAAGGCCATACGAGATGATCCTAGACCACCAGCACCACCGTACATGGCATTCTGTCCAGCTTGGCTTTCACGAGCAGATTCACGTCCTGCTTGCAATGCAGCATTGACCTGACCTTTTTCGTAGTTGGGGTCAAACAAAGATTGAAGACCCTTTACACCGGACAACAAACTACCAGCGCCTACAGCACCTTGTAAAGCACCTGTACCGGCAGCTACATCAGACGCAGCATTAGCGGCATTGGTAACACCTCCAGCAGCATTGTTGTATACGTTCTTTGCACCAGTTACCGTATTTTGGTAAGCAGGAAGAAACGTATTCTTTAAAGCTTCATTTTGTATTTGAAGAGTTTCTTTTTGTTCAGGAGTCATCTGAACAGTATTTGTCTGAGTACCAGACGATTTGCCCATTCCCATGATTATTACCTCTTACCTTTGCTGGATGAACCAGAAGTACCGGCAGAACCTTTGCCGCTAGGTTGGGTTGAATTATCCCACATACCATTTTGTCCACCATTACCCTGAGTCATGTTTTGGTCAATGGTATTCGAATATGCGTTTGGCATACCCATTTGCGGTTGACCACCTTGACCTGGAAACGTTACCGCCCCTTGGGAGCCTTGCATCTGCTCTGGAGCCGCATATTCTTGAGAACCACCTTTACCGCTAGGAGATGATTGAGATGAAGCCACACCTTTTCCAGAGGATGAACTCTGAGGTGATTGAACTTGTGCCGATGGTGCGCCCATGATTTACTCCGGTTTGGAAGGCCAAATAATATTAAAAGGATCAGATTGCGTTGTTATATCACGCAATGCTTGACGATATGTTGCCCATTGATTTTTATTAGTTATAGAAACATCTGGAAGTTGAGTCCAATCTGATTCTGCAAGCAAAGTATTACGTTGGGCTTTTACTACTATCCATTGCGTTTGATCTGTCCTTGGATCAATCCATTGTTTTGTGTCATAGTTAAATATGCAGTATTCATTTGGAGCCGGAGGAATATTAACAGGCAAATTATTTATTACATAAAATTTATTTCCAGGATAAATTCCTGCAATGTATTTTTCAATAGTGGGATCATATTGAGAATTTATCTCATCATCAAGACAAATAGCTACCCTTACAATTTGACCATTGCTTTGCAAATATATTGATATATCAGTCATTATTTTTTTGCCTCTAAGGTTGCAATGGTGCTAATTTTGTTATAACCGTTATACGAAGAAGGATAAGATGCTTTAAAAACCAAAGTATAAGAATTTGAACCAGACGGAGGATTGTCCATTATAGAAAATGTACACAAATCACTTCCTATACCTCCATAATAATCATATCCAACTCCAGCCCCACTTTTTGGAGTTTCAAAAAGAGTTGTACCATTTCTTTTTAATGAAACGACAAGCGCACTTGCTCCACGATCTCCATCGTTATTAATGATTTGAGAAGGTGGAACGTATGAGGTTGAAACCGTAACAAGAGTTGGTGCACCTGTAGAAGTTACCGTTTGAGTTAAAACTGTAGTAAAAACAGGGTCATATCCACTACCTGAACTGCCTGCGGCATAAATAACAGTAGCTGCATAACTGGTTGTACCATTAGGAAGAGTTACTGCATTATTTCCAATCTTCAATGTTTCTACTTGTAAATCGCCAATCTTTGCCGTGGTAATTGTTGCATCAGCTATTGCAGCATTTGCAGCAGTAATACTATTTGCAGCCATGTTTGTAGCTGAAATAGTAGCTGCTGCAATTTGAGTTGCAGTAATAGTATTTGATGCAATGTTTGCTGCTGTTAAAGTATTAGCAGCAATCCTGTCACCAGTAATAGTATTAGCAGAAATCTTATCGCCAGTAATTGTGTTTTGAACAATTAAACTTCCGGTTATATAAGTAACAAACGTTGTCCAAGAAGTTATATACCTATAAACAATAGCATTGTTTTGTATGTTGTAGCTTAAAGTGCAAATGTCTCCAGCAACAGGAGTTCTTCCAATTAAAGCTATTACTTCAGCATCAGTTGGTGGAGATCCATCATTTGCAGTTCTTGTAATAACGTAAGTAGCTGCTCCATTTCCACCGTTATAAGAAATTGCTCTAATGCTATTGCTTGTGTTAGTCCAATCCAACGTTGAAGTTGTAGTGGTAGCAGTTACTGATAAAGGATAAGTAATTGACCACAAATAATTTCCAGAAGTGGTATTGCTAGGAGCCGATGTATACCATCCACTAGGCGCTGTATAAGCTCCTGTAGCCCATGTATAGGTAGATGTTGTAGTAGGTCTTGTTGGTGGTGTAGAAGAGCCTGTCCATTGATAAATGGTAGGAAAAGCAGACATTACACCATTTGCACCAGCTTGACCAGCAGGGCCGTTATAGACAATCGGCATTACTATTGTCTTGCTACCAGGGCTTGATAAATTTGATCCGTTAACAGTCAATACTACCGTTACAGACGTAGCAGAAGAATTAGGAGTTATTACAACAGATGATGTTGTAGCAGAAGTTGGAGTTGCACCGGTAATAGACCAGCTATAAGTAGGACTAGTAACGTTAGTCGTTATGGCTGTTAGCGTAGCAGTAGCTGGCGTAAATGCACCACCAGCATTTTGCGTAAAAGAAGAATATCCAGAAATATCAATTGTTGGGCCAGAATAACCCGTAGCACCAGGATCAGCAAACACAAACTGAACAGTTGCTACTGCTGCTTGCGTAACAACACCAAGATTGTTTTTATAACGTATAGGAACGCTTATGAAAGCAGGGTTTGCCGACATTGCTGTTGGTGCAGGCCACAACGCATAATCACCGGCATCTGTTGGATTTCCAACCGTAATATTGGTGTAAGAAATATCCCCGTTACCCGTAGTTGAGGAATTACCAATGCGCCAAGAATTGCTAACAAAACCAACGTTTGAATCAGTTTGAGCGTCCGTAAACGGAATGACAACGCCTTGTTGAATTGAATACAAAGCAGCTTGCACCCCTGTAAAAGAAGGAGTTAACGGCAATCCAGATCGAGGAACTTGTAATGTACTTGGAGTGAAATACGAGAAAAATACTTGTGCAATTACAGGAATATTTCCAGACGTAACAACATCCAAATCAATAGACGCACCTGGATCAACTAACCATCCTGTATCTGGAGCGTATTGTGAAACGGCAAACTGAATTTGTCTTCCACCAGTAGATACATAAAACAGAAATTTAGTTGTACCAAATCCACCTGTTACTTTATTCCAAATGTAATCAGTGTAATTAGATGATTCTGAAGAATTGTCATTATTTCTAATGCCAAAATACTGACGATTTGTTGGTACGTTACTAAAGTTTACAGATCCGTCAAACGAATCTGCGTATTTAATAGCCATGTACTTGTACAGGTAACTAAGAATGTTTCCTGTTGGGCCTTTGACTTCACCCGTGTTAGGATCGCTAGTAACGCCTGTACTAAAGTTGCTCAATAGATAATTAATCGCTTCAGATATTTCTGATTGCGAAGGATTACCATCAAGGGCATAAGGCATTAGAACGCATCCTCAGTAACAGTTGCTTGCCAGTTAATGGCTGTTAGATTCCATGAATCTGTAGCATCATTTGATTGTACTTTAACCGAAACAGTTCTTACGTTGTTTTGCTGGCTAGTAACCCAAGGATTATCCGTTACTACAGCAACAACCCCTGTTTGACCATAAGTAGCTGGTTGGGCAGTAGAGTTAGAGCCACCGGTAGTAATGTTTACCGTACCCGTACCAGCAATCTCTGGAAGCAATCGGTGTATATACAGTTTGGCACTGTATGGAACAGCACCTTTTTCCGTTTGCAACGTAACATTATTGCGCTCAAATAGAGCAGGAATTGCTACACCATTAAACGAATTTCCGACACCTGTTTGGATAAGTTGTGAACTAGCAGTACCACCCTTGGCGTATGTAACAGTCCTAGAAGCGTACTTAAAAGCACCGCTAACAAGCTTTGGAGCCTCACAAGCACTACAGGCATTAGCTACGTCTCTAGGAGCATTCCAGATGCTTAGATCGTATCTCCAAGAGATCATTTTGTTGCACCAACCGGTAGACGTTAGATCAGGGAAGTAAACTTCAATCTGGTTCTTTTGAGTGTTGTTGACCATGAAAACACGATCAGAATATGTTGGGCTCAAATTGTTAAAAAAGTAATCACGGACTTTTTGGTTGCCAAGAGGAAAGAAATCTGATCCGTTGAACACCCAAATGTCCCTGCTATCAATGCCGTAAACATTGGAGTCGGTGTTAGACCAGCAATTGTTGTTTATTAACCCACGACCCTGGTTAAACAGTCGAATGCCAAAGACCGGTGCAGTGCTGTTTTGATAAGCAATAGGAGAAAAAACGACCGTATCCCAATAAGAACAGACGTAGAAGTTTCCACCTAAGAAGAAACCGTCCACAATAGGGCCACGAACGGGTATTTCCTGCTCGTTAGCAACGTTAGATAAAGTTGGAATCCAAGAAGCAGGAACGCCTGTATTTGCAAAACTTTGTGACCAGCGAACGGTAGTTGGATAGTTCACAGTAAGACCAGTGCTGTAGTCCTTTGTGATGTTTCCAGCAATCAAGATGTTTCCAACGTTTGGAGAACAATAATTGCGTACAAATTCAGCACGGGTTGCAGTTACTCCAATATCGTAACTCCAAACGTAGTTATCAGGAGCAGCACCATAAAGGTAAATTTCCGTTGCTGTTGTCAGGAAGTACATTGGCGCTCTAAGAGCATCATTGATAAAAAACACCTCACCAACCCAAGAGGTTGTAATGTTTATATCGTCTGAATAACCGGATAAAGCAACGTTTGGATTAGCACCCACACCTGGTGTGATATTCGTAATACCGGTAGAAGTCACCATGTACCACTTGCCTTCACGGGTAGCAGCAATGTAAACCCAAGCATTGTTGTTTCTAAATCCACCATCCATGAATACTACGTTGCCAGGAATAGCGGAAAGAATAGACTGTTCACCCGAAACCTTTTTAATCCCACGAACATCAGCTTCAACGTTTGTTCCGCTGTTGTATTCGTTTGGGCCAAGAGCATTAGACGGCACATCAGGTGTAAAGCTCATGTTTACAAATGGAGTGCGAAGTCTAGTGTAATCGGTCATATTGCTACCCAAGAAATGGTGCTTTCATCCCAAACGTAACGATTGTCATCGCTAGGGTATTGTACTGGAGGATTCCATTGGCAAGTCTGCTCATCAAGAGTCCAGCTTGGATATGGTTTGGGCGGGACAAACGCATCACGCGCTAAATCGTAAAAGTACCCAATCCCAGCATAGTTTTTACGGAATGGTGTACCGCCTAATGTGTGTACGCCACCATTTGTGTTGTAGCTAGTCTTTTTCCAAATCTTACCCGTGTTTTCTTGGTAGATTGCTTCGCCATCATAAGGCTCGTCAATTCCAACAATTACTTGGACAACAATATTGTTTTCATCAAGTTCTGCAAAATGTGCCATCTATTTAACTCCACTGAATTGTACCCGTGCCAGAAGTAAACACATAAATTTTGTAACCAGCACTTGATGTTGTATCCGCTGCGGGAACATTAGAGCCTGTTGTTGTTACACCATTAACTACTAAACCAGCAGAAAATGAACTTATGTTTGAATAAGTATTTGCATAAGAAATAACAACTTTACCAGAACCTCCTGCGCCACCAACCCCACCAGCACCGCTAGATCCACCTGATTTACTAGTTCCACCCCCACCACCACCACCAGTATTTACTGTCCCAGGACTTCCTGCGCTTAAAAACGTTGCTCCACCAGAACCACCACCACCAGTACCACCCGCACCTGGTATTCCATTAATAGAATCTCCACCACCACCGCCACCACCCGCAAGATTAATACCAGCACCAGTAATTACACTAGTTACTCCATTCCCACCTTTGCCGCCAGCAGTAGTAACACCAGTTCCTCCAGCAGCATTTCTTCCGCCACCACCACCACCAGAACTTGAACCTCCAGAAAGTGTTACACCACCTCCATTAGTTCCTTGTCCCGTAGTTCCTGTACCAGCAGTTGATAAATAACACGCTCCGCCGCCAGAACCACCGTCTCTAACAGTATTTGTTCCACTGCCTTGCTGACCAGAACCGCCGCCACCGCCTAGTCCAGTTATGCTACTAAATACAGAATTACTACCTTTACTACCATTGCCAGCATTGAAATTTGGCCCACCAGAACCGCCAGCACCTACAGTAACTGTATATGCAGTTGAAGATGATACAGAAATGGTGCTTTGATATTGAAGACCTCCAGCACCTCCGCCTCCACCACCCACGGTATTTCCATCTCCACCGCCACCGCCACCCCCTGCTAAAACCATATATTCAACCAAACTTGGAGCTACAGAAATTGCAGGCCATGAACTTGATTTCAATGCTTGAAGCACTTGGTTAATTCGCCATATGCCTTTGGCAGATGCAAAAGTATTACTTGCTGCTGTAGAAGACATTAATGACGCTTTGTATCTAGTAGACATAAATAATTTTATAAACTAAATAAAATTGGGCCAGTGCCAGCAGTAAATTTATATATTTTGTATCCAGAACGTGAAACTGTATCTGAAATATTATTACCCGCGCTTCCATTGCAAATAAGACCAGAACTAACTGATGTTAAATCTGCATAAAAATTTTGATAAGCAATAATAATTATTCCAGAACCACCAGCACCGCCTTGTCCAGATGTTCCACCACCACCACCACCACCTCCCGTATTCGCTGTTCCACCAACACCCAAATAACTTGTTGCAGCACTTCCACCATTACCTCCGCCATTAACTCCAGTGCCAGGAATTGCACCGCCACCTCCACCTCCACCAGCATAAATAATTGCAGTACCAGTAATTGAAGAACTTAAACCCGCACCGCCATTGCCACCATTACTAATAACACTATTAATACCTACTGCGCTAGCACCGCCACCTCCACCACCAGATGTTGAAGCAATACTGGAAGAAAAACCTGTACCACCATTAAAGCCTTGACCACTAGTACCTGCTCCACCAACGCCACCATCAGAACCACCTCCACCAGAACCACCAGCACCACCAGCGGGAACATTATTAAAACTTCCACCTCTACCGCCTCCAATGGCAGTTAAAGTGGTATTTCCAGCAATGCTTGAAGAATTACCTTGATTGCCATTATTTCCTGTGCTTGCTGTTCCGCCAGCACCAATAGTTAATGTTATGTTTGACCCTGCCGTAACACTAAAACTACTTCCTGATAATAAACCACCAGCGCCACCAGCACCAGCATAATAATACGCACCACTTCCACCACCAGCAATAACTAAATATTCTAAAAAAGGTGGCACTGCTTTAGTTGAAGGCCATGTATTTGATTGCAGTGCTTGCATAGTTTCATTAGAACGCCAAATACCAAAAGCAGAAGCCAAGCTTGTTGCTGCCTCGGTAGAGGACATTAATGAACCTTTATATTGCGTAGACATTAAGTAATTGCTTCGTAAGATGCAGTTAGTTCAATAGCAGAAGCAGTGCCCACAGTTACAACAATAGATTGCGCTTCTCCAAGATAAAAAGCTGTACTTTTATCCACAATAACAATTGCTGCATTTACAGGAACTGGCACTTGATAAATTAAACGATAATTTGTTCCGGCTCCTGCTGCTGCACTATTGATTGCTACTGTTACCGTTGCAGTTGCTGCTGTTACGTTTGACGCAACAATGTTGTCAATTTTGTTAACTGTACTTGTTGCAGGAGTCAATGCAGTCCAGGTAGTTGCAGATGTTGTACTTGGTATCAAATAACTGGTATTACCGTAAATTGATGATACGTTAACAATATTTGGGTTTGCCATAATTAATATCCAAAAATAAGAGCCATTGCTATAGATTTGCCAGTTGTTATGCCGCCACCACCACTACCGTTAGAAGCAGCTGTAATACGACCATAAGCATCAACAGTAATGTTTGCACTTGTATAACTAGCAGCCGTAACTGCCGTTGTTGCTAATGCAATCGTACCAGTAGTCGTAATCGTACCACCAGTCAGTCCCGTACCAGCAGTAATAGATGTTACTGTTCCTGATCCAGAAACGGTTGACCAAGTTGGTGCTGCTGATCCATTTGATGTAAGAACTTGACCAGAAGTACCGGCACCTGAAAAAGCGTAAGCAGTTCCAGTACCGTAAGAAATTCCACCAGCAGTAGGTGTTGCAGTAGAGTTTGTACCACCACGGCTAATAGCTATACCAGTTCCGTTCCATGTTGCCGATGTAATAGAACCAGGATAATCAAACGTGTTTGTTGACCAAGATACATTAGAAGGTGCAAAGTTATGCAAATCCCATGATCCGGCAGCAGTTGCATTGCTTAACAAAATAACTTCAACAAAGCCACCAGACTGAACTGTTGCAATTGTAGTGCTTGAGTTATTTTTAACAACAATTGTTCCGCTAGATTGGTTATTGTTAAACGTGTAATTTATGCCATTAGCCAATGTTGTTGCATCAGGCAATTGATACGTTTGACCACCTGAACCAGTAACAACGTAATTAGGAGCAGAACTTGCCGTTAATACTGTTGTAGTACCAGCAGCAGCAACGCTTGAAAATGATTCGCTAATTGAGTTAACTGTTATGTTTGCATTTGAATCTCGCAAAACAATTGAGTTAGCACCAGAAGAAACGGTAACACCACTTCCACCATTTGCTACTGCAACTGTTCCAGTTACGTTAGCCGCATTACCACTGATGTTCCCGCTTACTTGAGATCCTGGAAGGCTCAAAGCACTTAAAGTTGTCAATGTGCTATTGCTACTAGCAGTAATGTTTGCTGCCGTACCAGTAGTGTTTTGATTCCAAGTTGGAACCGTACCGGACAATTGAGAATAAGGCAAGCTCAACGCACTTAGGGTGGTTATCGTACTATTGGAAGAAGCCGTAATGTTTGCAGCAGTTCCAGTTGTGTTTTGATTTAACGTAGGAATGTCAGCAGCAACAATAGCCCTAAAAGTAGGAACACCAGCAGAGCCGTTAGGAGCAGCTAAAACATAATTGGCAGTTTTAGAAGCGTATGGGTTTAAAGTGTCTCCATAAGCAGCGGCTAAACTTATTGCAGGAGTTGCACCACCACTAGAAACAACAGGAGATGTACCTGTTACAGAAGTAACTGTACCTGAACCGGTTGCAGAAATTGTAATTGACCCTGAACCATTAGTAATGGTAATTCCCGTGCCAGCAGTCAATGTGCTTTTTGCAAGCGTACTTCCAGTAGAGTTGCCAATTAGTAATTGACCATCTGTATAAGTAGTTTGACCAGTTCCTCCATTAGCAACCGCTACTGTTCCAGATACATTGGCTGCATTGCCAGAAATATTGCCAGAAACTTGAGATCCTGGAAGGCTTAATGAGCTTAATGTAGTAAGCGTTGAATTACTGGTAGCTGTAATGTTTGCAGCAGTACCTGTAGTGTTCTGGTTTAAAGTAGGTATATCTGCGGAAAGAAGAGTTCTAAACGTTGGAACACCAGCAGCACCATTGGGAGCAATAAGTACAGCATTTGCTGTTTGACTTGCAAAGTTTGAAGCCGTAACCGAAAGAGTACCACCTAGTGTTAGGTTACCTGTTGTAGTTACCGTACCAGTTAAAGTTAAACCGCTTACTGTGCCGGTTCCAGCAACACTAGTAACTGTTCCTGTATTGTTTGTGTATCCGCTTGGATTGGATGCAGCATAAGCTCCAAGAGAAGTTAATGCAGCAGAGGCACTTGTTGCACCCGTACCACCGTTAGCAATAGGTAACGCTGTCCCAGAATACGAAATATCAAGAGAACCGCTAGTAGTAATAGGGCTACCAGCTATTGACAAAAATGATGGAACTGTAGCTGCAACTGAAGTAACTGTACCGCTACCCGCACCAATTGTTATTGGAAGTACGTTGTAGTACCAATCAGAAGCAGTTTGAACGCTTACTCCTGTTTGCGCTACACAAGTAAATATACCTTTTGAATTTGCTGGTATTGTGGTTAAAGCATTTAAATTATTGTAAGTAGCAACGGTAATTGTTGTAGACGATTTATTAATAATTGTCCAAGTTTGACCTTTATATGTCGAAGCAGTTGACGATAAATAAATTGTCTGTGGAAGTAATCCAGTTACATATTGAATAACATTAGAAAATTGGGTAAGTTGTACAGCAGTTATTGATGATGCTATTAAAGAATAAGTATTTCTTTCAATACCAGAAAGCGCTGTGTTACCAGGAAAACCAGATACTGAAATATCCCAAGTATTAGTTCCCAAGTAAGTTGCACGAGCTATTGAACCAATTAAAACATATTGAAGAAAAGTAGCGCCAGAATCTTTTAAGCTAATTAAACTAGATGTTGAGTTATTTTCAATTAAAAAATTGTATCCAATAGGCAAGCCATAAGAAGAGTCAGGTAAATTTATAGTTGTTGCAGAAGTACTTGAACCCGAAACATACTGATATGTAGCACTAGAACCAGTAAGAGTAGTGCTTCCACCAGCAGTTATTGAACCAAAACCAAGCTGTTGAATTCCTGCTCCAGCCAAACTGCTTGAACCTGTGCCGCCATTTGCTATTGGCAATACTCCTGTTACAGAGCTTGTTAAAGAAACACCTGTAATAGAACCGCCAAGCGTCAAGCTTCCTGTTGACGTTACTGTTCCACTAAGAGTTAATCCATTAACTGTACCTGTTCCAGCAACACTAGTAACTCCAGTATTAGCTACGGAAATAGATCCTGCGCCATTGGTGATTGATATTCCAGTACCGGCAGTTAACGTTGCTTTTGACAGCGTATTACCTGTAGTGTTACCAATTAAAAGTTCTCCATTCAAATAGCTTGTTTGACCAGAGCCACCATTGGCAACTGGCAAAGCTGTTCCAGAATACGATAATGCAAGTGCTCCACTTGATGTTATTGGAGAATTTGCTACTGATAAAAAAGCTGGAGCAGTTAATCCTACTGAAGTAACAGTACCAACTCCACTTGAAGTAGAGTTAATAGTTTGATTAGGCCAAGTTCCTGTAATAGTTACATTGGTTCCAGCTACCAATGCAGGAGTTGCTGTACCCGTACCTCCTTGGGCAACAGCAATTTGTCCAGAAATCATGGAACTAGTAATGTTTGGTGGGCCACCTGTAGCAACAATTGATCCAGTTGTTGATGGTAACGTAAGAGTTACTGTCGTTGCTGAATCTGGTGCAACTATTTCTGTTGCCCCACCAAGAGCCGCTTGTAAAACAATTTTACCCATAATTTTCCTACGCAGCAATAATTAGATTTGAAACCGTTAACGTTCCGGTGCTTGGGTTAAATTTAAACTTTGAAGAACTTACATATTCTGCCGTTACGTTTCCACTTGTTGTATTTGAAAACAATGGGTAGCGAACAGCGTTTGTAGTTGTATCGTCAGTAATAGTTGCATAATTTGTTGATGTATATCCATTTGGATTTGAAGCTGGATATGCTCCCAATGATGTCAACGCTGCGCTTGCAGTGGTAGCACCTGTACCACCATTTGCTATTGGTAAAGCAGTGCCAGAATAACTAATTGCTATTGTTCCAGAAGACGTTATTGGACTTCCAGTAACAGACAAAAAGGAAGGTACAGTTGTTGCTACAGATGTTACAGTTCCTTGAGGATTTGCGGCAGTGCTAATTCCAGTAACACGACCATAAGTGTCAATAGTTACTACAGGTATTAAAGTAGCTGATCCACTAGTACCGGCAGTAGCTATTCCACTTGCTAAATCAACAACAGGAGTTGTTCCGCCTGTACTTGTAATACGCCCAGCTGTTCCTGTTACGGAATTAACATAAGTTCCCGCTGGTTGTTTAGCATTAAACGTTGTCCAATCTGCGGAACTTAACAATCCTCTATTAGTTGCAGAAGCAGTAGGAAGATTAAGTGTAATTACTGGTGTGGTTGTTGGATTGGCTACTGTTGAAGAAACATCTGTTCCAGAAGTTCCAAGAGTCAAAGCCGAAACATTAAAAACAGTTCCAGTACCAGAAGGAACTACAAATTGTCCTGGTGTAGACCAAGTAAACAATTGGTTTGATTTTGAATTTACAAGAGTAATTGAAACCCAAACTTTATTTGTTGGGCTTATTGGAGGGTAATTTGACCAACCTGTTGGAGGAGTTCCAATGTTTGTTGTAAAGTTCCATGATCCACCAGTTGGTGCTGTTAATGCCGTTGCCGATTCTTGAAATACAAACCACTCAAAATACGTTCCACCAAAAACTGTATTGTTTCCGTACAAACCAACGGATTCTGAACCTGATTGTGGAGCAACAGTTCCTGTAGAAGTACTGCCGTAAAGACCACCTGTAGCCATAATTAGTCCTTACTTGAACGAATAGCGATAGTTACGGGGCTGGAATTCACTGGTGAGATGCTGATCTCCACCACGCCATTTGCCTTTGAAGTTTTGATCTTCAATCAAACCGTAAGAGTCATCAAACCTAGAAATCCACTTTTGTGCTTCTTCAGTATTTTTGTTTTTATCGTAATATGCCCACAATGTACCATAGAAGTACCCTTCAGGAAATGACGCAAGTGCAGCATTATTCTGAACAATAGGATTTAACGAATCTGTTGTTGGGCTAAACAAAAATGGAAACGTTTGTTGGTAATACGCTTTGATGATTGTATTTTCACCAGGGTTGGGAGTGAATACATAGTTAGGCCCAACTTCAGAAAACGAAGCACGAATAACCCTTGGTACACCAAAAGGCTTAACGTACAGTTGGTCAATCATCCTGCGTCGAATAATTTCACGATCACCAACACGGTCATAAATAATCCAAGGGCCAACGTTTCCGGTGGTTGATGGAGAAGTTGTACTGTAAGTTTCCTGAAAGAAAAGAATCGGCAGATTCATGTCTGACGGAATAGGAGCCAAACCTTGAGCGTTGACAGTCAGAATTGAAGGATTTGTCAGGCTATACGGATCGGTACGCAATGCGGGAAGCTCAATTGTCCGCATTTTTAACTCTGCCATCTGAATACATCCAAGGATTTCAACAGATGATTGGGTTGGAATCTTTAGGATGGCTGTAGGAAGCGTTGCACCTAGCCAAATTCCGTCCGGATCGTTAACGGTGATGGTAGTGCTGCTTACTGCAGTAACGGCGGTATACGGGCCTGTAACGGTTGGGCCAATAAAGTCGCCAACTAAAACTACGCTTGTAGGGTTTGCAGAAGTTGTGATTACACCAGTAGCGCTAACAAATGCAGTTGCATTGATGCTTACCGAGGAAGGAATTGCCCCCACCCATTGTGCTACTCGACTAACCAGAGCGTTAGCTGATTGGATGAAAAGGGCCATAGTGTTTCCTTACTTGGTCGGAATAGCTGGATTATAAGGTAATGGAATTTTACCGCTAGGATGGCAAACAAAGTCGGAATAATACTCATTCACAATAGCGTAGAACAATATCTTGTCTTCTTTTACCTGCTTAATAAGTTCCCACGGACGATTACTAAACCACTTAGAACTGATCTCATGAGCAAAGCACTTTGGTAGCTCCATTGCATGAAATGTTCCAGCAAAAAATGGGTTATCAGTACCGTGTTCTTTATAAAACTCACGCTTTTCTTTACAACCTTGTTTAATTGCTTCAACGTTTTTCTGGTCATACTGAACATACCTGGCTCCATTAATAGCGCCAATTTTGTAGTCAATATTCCTTGTGTTGAATGTTTGCGACCAAGTACCTGACTTGACCTCATTAAACATCTTGTCGTTCTTTATCAATAATCCTTCAATGCCAGCCCCTAGATTACCCTTTGTGTAGTAATCCTCGTTGATTCGAGCTTCTTCATTGTTGAGATTTAATTCCATACTTTTCTCCATGACTTTCCAAAGGGAACCCTTTTGAGATTCCCTTCAGAAAACCTCCGAAGAGATTATGCCAAGTAACGCTTAACTTGAGCTGATGGACGAGGGCCAGTAACGGCTGCTCCCGTTGGAGAAATGGCTGCAAGAACGCCGACGCCAGCAGGATTGCGGACGATCAGAGTTCCTTCCATTATATATTGATCCAACGAAGCGTCAGCATTGCTGAATACTTCGTTGTTCGGGCCAAGTTCACGCAACGAACCCCACTGGATAACGTCAGGGTTCATGAACAAAGCGGAGGTGTTATCCGAACCGGTTTGATCCATAACCCAGCTATCGTCGATCTGGTAGGTGTAGTTGAAGTCACCTTCGTAAGTACCAATCGTGTCGCCCTTGTCAGCAGGGTTAAAACGGTTGATAGAACGGCTTGTAGGCAACTGATCGCTGATGTGAGTACGCATCGACGTTGGGACTACCATGTTGGTAATCTTGGCGTTGAAACGTTGCTCGGCAACAGTAACCAACTGCTTGTACAGGAATGGGCTGAATTGTTGCAGCGTCACACCCGTGCTGAAGGTAAAGTAACCCAGACCGGAATTAGCCAAAACGCCGTTGAACGGGGTGTTGGTGTCAGTAGCGGTTGTGGTGTCAGTACCATCAGACGAAGCCAGGTTCAGAACCGAAGTGCCGTCCGTGTCATTGCCGGAACGAGTGCCAGCAAAGGCAAACAGCGAACCGAAACGACGACCGTTGTTGGGCGAAGAGCCTTGGCTTGCAGCTTGACCAGAGTATTTGATCGAAGCACCGTCAGCACGAAGCATCTGGAGTTCAACGTCAAACATAATCTCGGTCAATTGCTTGACTTCTTGGTACGCCTGGGGATCGCCACCAGCTTGTTCAACGGCACGAGCAGTGCCAGTAGCACCGATAGTGGTCGTGAAAATCTGCGTGTAGTTGCCCAAGTTGGAACGGGTGTTGGAAGCGGCATCAGATGCAGCAACCGAAGCACCTTCCAGCTTTGCATTCAAAGCAGGGGTACGGAAGTAGTCATTGGGCCAAATGTGCAGAGTCGAATTGACTTTGCGCTTTTTGCTCATTGCCATGTTAGTAACCGGAGTACGGTCTTTAACATAGTTAGAAACGGTCAAGTCCAAGTCCTTAACCACGATGTCAGTTGCATAAGCACCTGCGCCATTGCCTAAAGCGGCAGAAGTAATAGTAGCCATGAGAAAACTCCTAAAGATTAACGGCGGCGTTGTTTGTTAGCCGCCAACATTGTTGCCAAAAGATCACGCGCTGCACCCTTATCGCCAGAAGCCGCTTTCTTTTGAAGCTCATCAGCCTTGTTCTCAGGTGAGGTCTTAGCTCTTGCCATCGGTTTACTAGCAGCAGCCAGTGAACCTCCAACATTGCGTACCTTTGGCCCTTCACGGAATTTAAGTCCGTCTCGGATCAAACTCAAAAGGTGTTCATCACTGGAAACAAGATCAATGTTCTTGACACCAGGTATGTAAGACCCTTCAGCACCCTTCCAGTCCTTTGCCAACTTGTCCCGAAGCTCGGTAAAGTTTGCTTTGTTGGCTAGTTCTTTATCAGAGAAGCTTTGTCGGGCAGTTTCAAGCTGCTGTTTGACAAATTCGCTCCTGTGAGCATAGAACTGTTCAACTTTAGGACGGTTCGCTTGAATGAACTGCGATTTATCTTCAATTAACTTAGCGTTCTGTCGCATTGCTGCTTCAGCTTCGCTACGTTGAACCTCAGATGTCGCACTGTCGTAGATTTGCCGCCATTGCTGGTTGTATTGTTGAAGGGTTACTAGCTCATCCGCTGCACTTTGCAACTGCGGAACAACTGTTAACTCTAAACCAATCTGCAAACCATCTAGTTCACTCCTGCGTTTAGCCTCATACTCTTCAAAATCCGCTTTTTCAGCTTTAAGCTTACGAGCGTTTTCATGGATAGCACTACCTTGACCAAGGATAGCAGCAGCTTTTGATACGGGTATCTCAATAAAACCGCCTTCTGCGTCCTTATTGGGAATGCGCCACATCATGTCAGCATTCTGCTCTGCAAACTCTAGAAAATTAATTGGATCGTTTACTCCATCGGAGGACTCACCGTTATCTTCTACGTTTACAGTTTCTTCAGTCTTTGTCGAACTACCTTCAGGTTCAACGCCTTCTTCAGGTGTTGCCTCGGGGGAAACTTTCGTTTCTTGTCCCGCTGGTGGTGGAGTGCTACCATTTGGTTGCGGATTGTTACGCCGGTTGGCGGCAATCATCGCAGCAATGGCATCTGCCGGACTACCAGTTTGCTCAGGGGCGGTTGCTTCTGCAATTACGTCTGACATATCTTATCCTATTTCGTTAAGTTTCGGCTTTTCTATTAGCCATCTTGACGAGATATTCATTTTTTTCGATGAAATCAATGAAGTCTCGAGCGCCAGCAACATAATATGCGTTGCCTATTCTTTCTGAATCGTCCTTACTTTCCTCTAGACGCTCCAATATGTGAAACCTATACAGGTTAAACATTAATGCAAAATCTTCGTTACGAAGCAAACGGGAAGCACATTCCCCGTTTTCCATTATGAGGGCTTTTCGACTTGCACTAACCTCCTTATTTGTATCTGTTGCTCTGGTACGCTTATTAAAGTAAGCGCGTATATTCGATACTAACCTTTTGGGCTCTATGCTATACATTATTAATCCATTTCAACTGCTTTTAATTTTCCTGCTTTAGCCGCCATTGCTGTAAATTGGTCATCTATAGCAATATCTTTTGTTTGAGCAGTAATCAAACCTGTCTTGGCTTGAGTTTCGCCAATTTTTGCATTGTTTAAATCAACTTTAGATTTAAGTTCTTGCTGTTCAGGGCTAGGAGGTTGCTGAGATTTAGCTTGGGCAATCTTTGCAGCTTCTTCAATTGTCGGCAGATAAGCGTCTACGTCCTTAACACCCAAAACCCGCAAAGTATCCTCAAACGGACGACGAACCTTAATAAACAACTCAGGAACGCTTGGGTCAAGCTGGGCAACTGCTTGGGCAAATGCTTGTTGAGCTTGAATAATCATTTGTTGACGAGTCAAACGGTTTTCGTCAGACATAAAGCCCAAGGCCAAGTCAATGTTAATCAGCTTACGGTCAATAAACTCAAAGTTATCCACAGACTTAGCGTCCATGAAAGGCTGTCCGTTCAAACAGGTATTAGCCAGTTGCTGGATGTTGTAGTCATCAGCGTATTGAACCAAAGTTCTCCACATAATGTAGATCACATCACGCAATCCAATAGCGCAATTCTTGACCATCTCATCTTGGATTAACTGGTTTGGCCCCATAGCCAATTGAAGCTTGTAACCGCTGTTACCGTCTTTCATCACCTCTGGATTGAGAACGTCACTAGGACTAGTCATCCCAATCATTGCCATCTTGTCGCCCTCAAACCTCTCCATAGAGGATTGGACGTAGGCTAGGTTACCCTGCATGGGTTGGAACTCAAAGATGTGCTTATTAGGATCAAACTTGCGATCCAAGATAAACATGGCGCTAACACCACGCTGGATTTCTTCGGCATCCAAGAACTCTGGGTTTACACCAATCCGTGGGGTAGACGCTTGCATAGCAAATGCCATTTCTGCCCTGCGGATCGCAGTAGCGTATTCCTGCAAAGGAACCAAACGCTCACCCAAAGAGTATCCAAAGAAGTTGCCCACAATAGGCTTTGGACACATATTAGCCAAAGGAATAAACTCGACTTCCTTGACGTACAGGATGTAAGAACCTGAGAAACAAGCTTCCACGATTTCCTCTTCACCGTCACCATCAATGTCCTTACGAATCCAAGCGGTAGTCAGCATAATGACTCGGCTGTACCGGTCAGCGCCTTGAGAGGCAATAACGCCCTGTCCTGGCACTGGAGTGGAGTCACGCGCATGAAGGGCTAGATCGTTCTCCAAAGCACCAGCTTGGTAGGCTCCGGCAGGGCCGTAAGCGGCATGGTCAGCCAGTAACTCTAAGTCTACAAAAGGAAACTGAGCTTTACATTCGTGTATCGTCATTGGATCGTAGAAACCAACGAAGTCCTGATCCGAGATGGTAGAAATAGTAGGATTGCAAACAAAATAATGTTGTGCAACGTGCTTAATACGGATATTGGTTGAATAGCCGGTCAACTTATATTTAGCTCTGTATATAGTGTTGTTGCGGATGGATTCTGCAATCTCATCTTGCGAAGATTCTTGTTGAGGCTCTTGCTCGTCAGGCTGCATCTGCTCCTGCATAACTCCTTGAAGATCAACGTCTATCTTACGCATACTCTGACGTTTGGCAGTCAGTCCTTTTTCACCGGCAAGAGTTTCAAAGGTGCGTAATTGATCGCGGGTTCCTTCAACTTCCTTGTACTGCGTAATGGGTTCGCGTACAGGGGAAATCATCACAATGCCGTTCTTATGCAGCAAAGCATCTTGCGCCCAATCACGAATGATCTGGTAAGAATCATTCTTGCTGTTAAGCATATATTTGACCATCTCGGTGGCTTGTCGAGCTTGGTCGCTGTCGGATTCAGCAAACCGTTCAAACTCAAAGTTAACCTTGCCGTTGGGCATCAAGCACTTGGTAATAATCGCAGTGGCATAGTCAATGCCAGGAGTTACTACAGGGTGAATGTAATCAATACCACGAACCGGCTCAGTAGAGTTTGATACCGGAATATTAAGATAGTGGTAGTCACTAAAACGATTAAACGTATTTTTAGATTGTGTTAGTCGAAGGTAATCGACCATCTTGACGTAGACTTCATGGACGGTTTGCTCCGTAATTCCACGATTTCCCGTTGGGCTTTCTAGGCTTTCAACAACCAGATTCTGTTTATCTAGCATTTTAAATCCTTCATATACGTTGCGCCTTGCCTTCTAACGGGGTTAATCTACGGAAAGTAAAGTTATTTGACCGGCTTACCACAGATTCCCCATGACCTTGAATTAGCGCGAGTATACCAATACGGGCAGAATCTATATGATCGTCAGGATCGGTGAACTTTCCGTGTTCGTCAATGGCGTAATTTCTCGCCTCATCTAGGAATTGTACGCAAGATTCGTTTATCAGGAAAGTCCCACGTTCCATACCCATCCGCATTATATTAATCCCGTAGGATTTGTGGTTGGTAACTTTACCTTGGTCGTTTGGTGGGTTAAGTATCGCGCCTGGAATACAGTTTAGACTGTAGCTGTCCTCAAAAACCTCACGAACAGATTGTTCTGTCAAAGTGTATCTACCCGCCAAAGTTGCATCATGGGGTAAAGCAATAGGCACGTTTCGGGATTCACGATCCAGTAAATAGTGGACGTACTCATCTGGAGTTTCACCTTTATCAACTGTAATTTGTCGATGAAGATAGATTTTCTCTTCGACAGGATCGCGGAAGAAAAATGAAATAACTGTTGGATCATTTTTAATTCCTAAGTCAAAAGAAATTAATCTTTCCAATTTATCGTTTTCTCGTAAGTCAATGTCAGTAGCCTTATAAGTAGGCCACTTCAACAATGGGAATACTACACCTTTTCCAACCAAAGGTATACCGTTCATACGGCATTCTCGCTCCCAAGGCATAAAGTCTCGAGCCAATTGCTCCCGTTCTTTCTTGGAAAAGAATACCTCACCCCATTCGTTCTCATAGGGAATATCGTCCCAGGTTACCCGTACATGGCAGTATCCTTCAACGTTATCCCAGAACTTCCTGACTAATCCTGAGAGTCCTTTGAGTGGGGTAAATGAACAAATAACCTGTCCGTCTCTAGCCGCTGTACGGACAACAAGCTCTGAGAATGTTTCATCTGGTGGCTGCTCGTCCAGCACAACGAGGTCAAGTTCAAACCCTTGGAGGTGTCGGACTTGCTGTGTGTAGTTGGAGAAATAGAGTTTGGATTTTCCACCGGAGACGTGCCAGACTTCAATAGCCAACACGTTTGCTCCGTCCGTGCGTATGGATTTTTCATCTATTTTATCCCTCGGAATTGAACCAGAACCCAGCTTATAAGCCTGCTTAATATCGTCGCATCCAAGTAATTTGGACTGTAGTGTTTTTGCAACCTGCTCCCAGGATTCACCCGCTGCCATAGCAATAATGGGTTTATCCCAACGCTTACCCTTCCAATCATCAGGATAGATACCCGTCAAGTGATAGGCAGTCTCGTAGGTAGAAGCAATTGTTTTACCAGCCCTGTTTGCTGCGATCATTCCCCTGCGGGTATGCGTTGCACCGGTATCAAAAAACTTCTTTTGGTAATCAAAAGGTTTGAACCATTTGATGGCGTTGAACTGCATATCGTATGCAATTTTTTCAGAAGCAACCTTCATTGCCCGAAGTTGGTCAGCATCAAGATGCTTTAAATACTTCTTGCCACCAGCAAGTTCAACAAGATACTTTAACGAACGGTTTTTGTATACCGGAAGAATGTAATCACTAGCTTCACTTCTTGCCATATTGATCTCGTATGTCTAAGAAGATTTGAGCAGCCCTTGCAAAATAATAGACCTCTTCGGCAGAAAGTTTACGCAGAGTCTGAAGGTCTTTTTGAAGTATTTCCAAACTCTTTCTCGCGCACACTTCTGCCTGGGTAGACAGTCTGTCATTGAAGACCGAATGGATGTCTTCCATTAGGCCCACGGATCAGCAATATTCTTCTGAGAAATACTGACAATATCCCGATCAATTAGATTCCAAACGCCGCCGCCTTTTTCGCCAATCAGGTAGGTATACAGACCCCGACCTTTTTCGGTGAAAGTGCCATCAGGACGTTTCATCATTAGTTCTTCAGTACGAGGATCAATCCAGCTAATGCGCTCTGGTGTTGGCTGTCCGTATTTATTGATGCGAGTGCCAATAGCAACTTGCTCTAATGGGCCCATTACTTGATAGGTAATAGCACCATTTTCAAACTTGCGGAAATTGATCTGAACCTTCTTGTCCGATTGTGGATCAAGAGGATGAGGCATATTAGTTGCCCCAAAGAAATGCACCTGTGAATCAGGAGGTGGCAAGTCTTTATTGCGCTCTGGCAATTTACGAATATCGTCAACAGGAACTAATTCCTTTTTGTCAACATAAGGATTCTCGTCAGTCACAAACTCTGTAGGAACCTTCTTTCCTTCCAGAGCATTCTTTGCGACTAAGTATTGATCCTCTTTAGGTTTACCAATAAGGTCAAGAGAAATCCCAACCTTGTCATAGACAAATTGGGTTAACTCTTTAGCCGTGGGTAAATCCGCTTTCAACGAAGCAATATCATACGATGCCATACTATACCTTTCTATACTTTTGCTGGGACTGACGGGGTTTTAAACTTACCACCCTTACTAACATTATTTGTTGTTTGGTCAGACAAATGACGAACCGTAAAGGCTTCACGAACTGCTGTGGCTACAGAATCACGACGAGAATCATCAGAAGCTCGACCTTTGAGTTTGTCGTTGATGCCTTTAGAGACACCCTTACGCATCTGCTCACCACCGGAAATTACTTTGCCGTACATATAAACCTCACTTGAGATAATTGGTTGTCGACTTGCTCATGTAGCCATCATTGTGGCAAGCACCATCATAACCCTTGGGCTTCATTAGCATAACAGCTTGCTTGCGACCAGCGGTAGCACCAGAAGAAGTGTTATCAGTAGCACGGGAATGAGCAGGAGCGCCTTGATTGCCAGCAGGCTGCATCAGACCACCAAGCTTGCCAGTAACGGCAGTAACGCCAGAACTGTGAGAAGCTTCCATTCGACCAATGTTTCCAACACGATTAGGCGCTTGAGCCATTAGAGTCGGTGCTTTGTTACCAGATGTGTAGCTCATTTTGAACCTTTCCGTTTATTTTCTGCGTCACGTTTAATTTGGTACGCAATAGCCACCGCCTGGTCTTTAGGCTTTCCAGCCTTAATCTCAGTAGCAATGTTCTTACCTACCGCTTTCTTGGATTTCGATTTAACCAGTGGCATTTTATACCTTTCGGAGTGAATTCATAAAATCATCAAGGGCATCGTCTGCACTCATCTCATCTTCTTTATTGATGTTTTGAATGTGTTCAATGGAAATTATAGGCGCTCTTGAAGACTCAAACGTTGCCAGCTTCTCGGCAATCTTGGATTTCTGCTGGATGTCCAACTCGTCCGACTGCATAGCCTCAATCAAAACCTCCATAGCCGTCTTCAGCGGAGGCAGACCTTTAGCCATGTGAGCGTCATTTAATTGGTTAAACAAAGCACCATACTCGGTCACCCTGTTAACAATGGACTTAGGACGACCCTTGGGATTAAAACTTTCCCGAGGTTCTACCTTACCCGTAACCAAACCCATAGCCCGTTTCTCTGCCTTCTTCTTGGCGTATTGATCGCGGCTGTACTTACGCTTGGCCTCCGAGGAAACCATATCCCCTTCAGGTCTTATTTCGTCAAGCATTTAATACCCTCTTCAGTCCGTATCCAGGCATAAGACCCATTTACAGTAAATCCACGTTTTTTGTGAATCTTCATAAACACCTCAAACTCAGGCCGGATACTAGTTGAACAAATAATCGGCACACCATTACTATACGCCCACAAGATATGTTGGTCAATCATCTCGTTGATTAAACGTATTTTAACCCTAGCACTCAGTCCGTGGTCAACATGGTGAAACTTGGCATTGGATATCTCCTCAGTCGAGTAAGTCGTATACCCATACCGGTCATACCAACAGTACCCAACCATCTTACCCTCATCCCGACAAACCGCAAGAAACTCCTTAGACCGGTCAAATATCTGTAAGGTAGACACCATAGTCACATTCTTACGAAACAGGTCTTTGCTCTTCTTCAAAACCTCCCCCGTATCCACAAAGTACCCATCTGCCATCTCTACGATATCTTCCACATCCTTCAACGGATGCGAAAGAGTCCATACAAGTTCCATGTCTATTCCTTTCAACGTTGAAAAGTTTTTGTAGAAATTTTGGGAACGACTGAGTGGGCCCCCCTATTTTTACCCAGTTCCAGTCCTACCCCCCTCCGATTCTACACACACAAACCAGGTTGGGGGGGGAATAAACGTATTCGTGGGGGGGTCTCGAGGTAGGATTGACCAATGATGGGGCCGCATCATTTTGTGATTTTGAGCGAAGCGGAGAGCGAAGCGGAGACATGGCGCAAGCCTACAAGCTTGTGTGTCTGTCCCTACGTGATTTACTGACTTTCTCCAATGAAACACTGTCCTAGGTGCTAGGGTTTACGCGAGATAATCAACGTATATATCTGCCGATATTGGCCCAGGATTTGGGTTGTTTTTCTTTTTATGCAACTGTCAGTAATCAGACACTTTTTAAATCACTTTTGATTTTATAAGAAATCAAATCAATATAAGAATTCCATCTAACGAAAGATGCTAAACCTAGGGTTTTCCCTAGTATAAAAAACGTTGTTTATTCCTAAAATTCTGCTTGTGCAATGTCGCACACTACCTGGAGATTGACTAATGACTACTGAAGAATTAGAGATTGTGATCCGCACTGAAGATGGTGTACGTCTAGCAATAGACCAATGGGATGATGGTGGCGCATGGATCAGTATGCAATTGCGTGGTGCTAGTGCCAATGCAGTACTTACGAGATCAGAGGCGCAAAAGGTTTTCAACGCATTGCAAGCAATATTGGAGGCCACACAATGAAAACGTTTATTCGTAACCTTATCCATGCTGCACTGATCGCAGCCACTATCGGTTTCCCTTTTATTATTTATTTTTGGAGAATGTAATGTACTTTGATCGATTCGATATCTGCGAAGCTTATTTTTTAGCGTTTTCACATTGCCATGGTGGCCAATGGTCGCGAGAATATGCGCGCCTATGCGCCATGATGCGTTATTTCAAACCCTCGCCTTTTTTGTCAGTTGATTCGCTGTCAGACAATGGTCGAGAAATATATGAAAGTGCCTGCACTCGTTTTTTATCTGTTTAATTTATTGGAGAATGTAAAATGACAATTCGCATATCTGTGACATCTAAGCTCGACGGCATTCGATCATGGTCGCTGCAAGCGCTGGAAACGTGCCCTGGTTCAATTGAGAGCCCTGGCGTGCTGGTCGATGCGTGCAAAGGATGCTACGCTACTACTGGTAATTACAATTACCCGAACGTAAAAGCACCACGGGCGGAAAACAAACAAGATTGGCAGCGCGTGGAATGGTGCGATGATATGGTCGCTGCATTGGAAAACGACCGTTATTTTCGTTGGTTGGACAGTGGCGACCTTTATTCTTTGGCACTAGCGGAAAAAGTGCTCGAAGTAATGCAGCGCACACCATGGTGCAAGCACTGGTTGCCGACCAGGATGCATAAATTTCCGAAATTTCGCATGGTGTTTGATCAAATGCGCCAATTGGACAATGTATCGGTTCGTTTTTCCGCCGATTCTATCGATGGATCATTTACACCAGGGTTGCACGGTTCGACCATTGGGCCGGATGCTGCAACATTCCAGGCATTCCCTGGCGCATCATTGTGCCAAGCATACGAACATGAGGGCAAATGCAGTGGATGCCGTAACTGTTGGGATCGGGAAATTGATCTAATATGTTATCCGGCACATGGTCGCAAAATGCTAAAAGTCATTAGCATTCGCAGCGCCTAAAGCTTAAAGCTTCAAAGTAACAACCCTCTAGCGTGAGGGTTTTTTCGTTTGTGCGCCTGGTTTCCAGTGCGCCGGTGGATCAGTGCGCCTATTTTGCGCCGGTGTATCAGTGCGCCGATTATGGGGGATTATGGGCAAAGCATAAAACGCCGTTTTTAACGTTTTTTAGGGTTTGGCTAGATACCTATTGCCAAGCATATAAAAACTCTAAAAACGTAGTTTTAATCGATCCTAGAGGGTTTCACAATGGCATTGCAGCGAATATTGCACCGATTCAAAGGGCAAACGGTATACGAATTTTCTAGTCATTTTGCCGATTATTTGTGTTTTTCGTTGTTTTTCCGACGATTTTCGTCATTCCGACCACATTCTGACCTAAAAATTTACGTTTTCCTGCAAAAAAGCAAGAGCCCCCACCCCCAAAAAATTTGAAGTGCTTATTTTAGGAAAGTCAATTTATACGTTGTTTGGTCGATCAAAGATGCAATTTCATCACATAGGTTCTGAATCTCGCTGTCTTGCGGAAGCTGCTTCCTTCCTTCTGCAAAATACTGTCCAAAAACTTGCAGTTCTTCCAATGCTGTGGCTGCTGGGCCATGATATGTGGTTGGGTATTCCAGGATCACCGCATACTTGCCTTGCATTGACTCCAGCAAGGTGTCTACCAGGTCGCTCAATCGATCATAAAACTCACCCAAGGCAATGTGGTCAGAATACGATTTTGCTTGCCAATGCAGAATGTGCGTGTTGGTTACTGTGTGCAGGATGGTCAGAATGAAATCGGCTACAACGTCCATGATATTCCTAAATGTGTTAATACGTTTCTTGCGGCATTCACCTTCCAGGGGCGAAGGGTTGGGGTTCGGGCTATTTTAATCCACTCCACAATCTGACGCAAATGGGCTTGTTCGAAGGCATTTTGTCTATCATCATGGGATGCACTGCCTTGATCTAGCCACTTGTGGCAAGCTGCACACCCCCACACTGTATGGCAGTCAGAGGCTTTTTGCCCCATTCCCTTACCATCAGAGCCTGAGTTACTGTGACACGCCACAATTGTCTCGACCCCCCCCTGGCAAAAATTCTCGACCCTTAAAAGGCACTCTTCCCCTTGTGCCAGTTTTAGCAGTGACTTATCCCTATAAATATTCATGGTTCTTTTGTATAACTTTGAAATGCTGGTTTTGGCGGTGGATTTCCATTACAGGCATGGCGGTTAGCCTCTTGCAATGATTTCCAAGCCCAGTTGCAGTTTGAGCAAACGTAATAAGGTGGCTCTGAAGATGGTCTTACTTGTTTAAGCATATTATTTTTCGTAAGTAGCATCATAAAAATGCAAAAGATCACACTCTACGTCACCGCCTTTTTTCAATATTTCTACTGATTTTGCAACAACGCTACGAGAACTTAACGGAAATGATTTTTGCATTACATAAATCAATTTATTAGTTCTATTGCGTTCTACAAACGTTTCTTCACATTTATCGGTTACTTGTTTGTCAAGATTAGCTATGGTTCTTTCTAATTGCTCAACAAGCGCTTCTAAAGCTCTAACTTCAATAGACTTTGTCATTACATCCTCATTTCTGTGCGTTTGGTGTATTCCTGAGTCTTCCAAACCTCGATCTTGAGCTTTGCAGCCTCGAGCAGATACTTCATGCGTTCTTCAGTTTCAATTGCTACTTTCATGGCATCTAGTTGTTCTTTGTAGCGTGGATGGCTATAAGCGTAAGTGTCTTTGGCTCCCAATGTTGAAGCAGTAGATTCGTTGATCAAAGTGGCTTTAAGGTATTTCAAATAGTTCTCAATGTGAACTCTGTTGCTCTTGGCCTCTGCGTACACTCCTGCGTTTTTTTGGATGTACTCAATTGCGCGGGTTGGGTCTATGTCCATACTATTCCTATAAGTGCTTGTCTATCAGTGCTTGGACACCGGCTTGGATGTCTCCATTGCCCATCTCAAGCAACGACATTCGTTGAATGTTGTTCAAACGCAGGTCAACCACTGGAGCTTTTTCCCTTGGTCTTCCTGCGCCTGGTCTAGCTCCACCCCATTGCTTTCTGGGGCCAACCATCTCAGCCCTCAGTTTTTGCTTGAGCCAACTTGGTTTTGCCACGTTTGGTCATCTCCAATGCTTTGCTTGCCAAAAGGGTTGCATCTTCACCGGCTACTACTTTCTTTGCTACTTCTACCAATGTCTTGTATGTATCACGCTGATGCATACGGTACAAACGTTGATATTCAATTGATGTCATGTTCATGGTTGGCTTTCTTCACGGTACTTGTGGTCAATGTAAGGATCAATCCCGTCCCAAAATAGACGTTCATTCACCTCTCCTTCAAAAAAGTCTATGATTTCTTGATGCAAGATTTCCATAAACTCTACCCCTTTATGCTTAATCGAAATGACATAAGCATGAGTGGATTCTTTAGCGTCAACCCAATCAATCTCGTATTCGATTAAAAACGTTGCGCCTTCGTAGGTGTATTCGGTAGTGTTCATTCTGTCACCTCAATTGCTACATAACGTGTTGCACGTTCAACTGCTTGCTTCAACGTAACACGAGTGTTTATCATGTTAAGTTTTGCGTTAAACAAGTCATTGGGCAATGGTTGAGGCAAGCTGTCAAAGTAGACAAACAGACCCTCTACTTCTGTGTGCATATCAACTAACATCTTCAGGGAAATTGTCGTCATTAAGGGCTCCAAGTTAGATCAGCAAGTCGCTGACGAACAGGATGTTACTACGTTTTTTACGTTTTTTCAGACTATTTTCTAGGTGTTTACCCTAATATACAACGTTGAAAAACCGTGTTAACGTCCAGAAATGAACTTAGAACACCTTGAAACAGAATACGCCGAACAGTTAGTCTCGGAGGCCATAGACCGTGCTAGTAGCTACTCCCAGGAGCATGACCTAGATGCTGCTGTGATTGGGCTGCTGGTCAGGGCGCTTGAAGTTGCTACCCAAAAGATCATCAACGTTAACCAGGTATACCAATGACATATCTCACACTCGAAGAATCCCAATGCTTAGGAAAGCACCAGTTTCCAACGCATAACATTGCCAAAGGCAGCATAAAAAAACACTCGTCCGATGCGCTCGAGGTCTTTAAATGCCCGCACTGCGGCTTCTACCATGTAGGCCATGCGATCCCCAAACAAAAAAACTTTAAAAGATCGCCAAAGTAATATATTATGGGGCCACGGCTACCTTTAGCGGGGGAAAAGACGTCTTATCACCGTCCTGCCGATGACTCCTTTCAGTGATAACAAACCGTGATAAAGGTTGCAAAATGCACTACTACCAGTTCAATATTGGGGACTATCAGTCCCATACATCTCACCTTTCAGAGACAGAAGATTTGGCTTACCGCCGAATGCTTGATTGGTGCTATCTCCACGAAAAACCGTTACCAGTAGACCCTGAAGAAATTTCAAGGTTGGTTCGTATGCGAACGCATAGCGAAAGCATTGCCATCGTATTGGAAGAGTTTTTTGTCAATCAAAACGAAGGTTGGTTTTCCGAAAGAGTTAACAAAGAAATCCAGCATTACAGAGACAAAATTGAGAAGGCTTCTAAGGCCGGTAAAGCGTCTGCTCAACAGAGGTTCAACGGACGTTCAACAGATGTTCAACCAACCAATAACCATAAACCAATAACCAATAACCAAGAAACAATAAAGAAAGAAAAGATAGAAGCACCGGCTGGTGTAACGCCTGAAACTTGGGCAGCCTTTGTACAACAGAGAAAAACGAAGAAAGCACAGATTACGCAACTGGTTCTAGACAGCATTGCTAAACAAGCATCTCTTGCAAGCTGGAGTCTTGAAGATGCGTTGAAGGAAATTGTTGTTCGCAACTGGACATCTTTTAACGCTGAGTGGGTTAAAGGTAAACCAAAAAACGATTTTATGAAAGGTTTGATATGAGAGGCCATGAACACATCATTGAGTTACGGAAAAAACGTTTGCTTCCGGAAAGCATCTTTATCCAAGACTACCCAACCCCTCTGACAGACTGGTTTGAACACGGAGATTACCCTCATGTCTGTGTTGATGGTGACGTAATAGAAACCCTTGATTTGCGGTTTTTAGTGGGAACAGTAGTCCACATATCAACGGAGTCAGAAAGTCGCGGAAAAGCCCTTTTAAACGCCTGTGTGAGACATGGTGCAACGACAGTCATTGCTTGTCAAACAACAAAAGTAATGCCGGAAAAATGGGAAGTGTCTTGGATGGAGGTTTTCAATGGCTAATTACCTGGACGACAGTATTGATTTCACACAGTACTTGAAGGAAACAGACAACCAAACCAACGTAAAGAGTGCTGCTGTTTACATTCCTGCCATAAAAAAGCAGATGCGGGACTCTAGCAAAGAACGGAAAGTTTGGATGCCTTGGACGAAAGCAAACGATTCTTTCTACTTTCGACCAGGAGAGGTGACAGTCTGGGCAGGGATGAACGGACATGGCAAGTCCCAAGTCACTGCACAGATAGCAATGCACTTGTTGAAACAAAAAGAAAAAGTCTGCTTGGCAAGCTTTGAGATGAAACCGGCTCAAACAATACGCCTGATGGCTCGGATGTTTATCGGAACAAACCCTTTCACCCCTGAGTACCAAAATGACGAAGGATATGAAGTTCTCGACCTCTTGTTAGACAAGTTTGGTGCTTGGTCTAAGAACCTGTGGATTTACGATCAGACTGGTACAACAAACGTTGAAACCGTAATCGGTATGACTAGGTACTGTGCCAAAGAATTGAAGATTAACCACATCTTCATTGACTCACTAATGAAGGTTGTTGGTAGCGAAGAGGATATGACCGGACAGAAGATGCTGGTAGCGGAATTGTTCTCAATTGCAAAAGACCACAACGTCCATATCCACTTGATACACCATGTACGCAAGCCAGCTAACGAGAACGTCATTCCTGACAAATATGACTTGAAGGGTAGTGGCTCGATTTCCGATCAGGTAGACAATGTCTTTACAGTGTTCCGAAATAAGGCCAAAGAGGATGATGTACGAAACAACGGAAAATTTGGTACAAAAGCTGCCGAATTTGACTCAATCCTGAAGTGCTGTAAACAACGGCATTACGAAGGCAGTGGTGATGGTGAACCAGCCATTTCGTTGTGGCTGCACAGGGACTCAGGGCAGTTCATTGGACAGCCCCTTGATCCTGTTTTTGTTTATGAGTGACAGGGATATTTTGGAGAAAGCAGAGGCCAGAGTGCTTGTTCCGTCTTACTACGCTACTGTTAAAAAGGTAGGAAAACAAGAAGCAGCACTCTGGCTAATGAAACGAATCAGGGACATAGAACGCCACTACGGACAAGGATTTGAACGAAGAGTCAGAACCTATATGCGTGAAGTGGATGAACAGGAATTGCTCAATGATTGAATTTAAAGTACCAGGTGAACCCAAGGGAAAGGGTAGACCAAGGTTTTCTCGAGTAGGAAACTTTACCAAGACCTATACGGATGCCAAGACCAAGATGTACGAGGAACAGATAGCCTCTGCTGCTCGACTACAGATGTACCCTCATGAACCGTTAGAAACGCCGTTAAACGTGACTTTAGAACTTCATGTAGGTGTACCAGTGTCTTACTCCAAAAAACGTAGGTATGCTTGTCTAACAGGCGAGGAATGGCCTACAAAGAAGCCCGACATAGACAATGTTGCTAAAGCCTTCTTAGATGCAATGAACGGCATTGTATACAAGGATGATGTCCAGGTGATCCGACTCTATGTCTCCAAAACGTACAGCATTGATCCCCATGTCCATATCACAGTTCACGAGGTTTTGCCATAAGGGTAAACACTTAGAAAAAAGTGGTGAAAGTTCGTATAACATAGCGTTTCCTCACAACGAGGAACTCAGACTTTAAATATCGTATAGGAGTTGAATATGAAATCGTTGATTGAACAGTATCGGGAAGAATTCCAGGGCATAGAGTATTGCTGCTACTGCATGGAACCCAAAGATGGCAAGCACTCTTGCTGTCAAGAAAACCACTTTATCCCTTTTGAAGACTTTGATGATGTAGATCAAATACACATCATTGACGGGGAAATCGCACTTGCTGTCTGGCAAGCTGAAAAACAATTGGAGATCGCAAATGGACGTTAATACACTACTCAAGCTCAACGTAAACGAGCATACGGAAAAGAAGGGCAACCTTACTTACCTGTCTTGGGCATGGGCATGGGCTGAAGCACTCAAAGCCGATCCTGCTGCTCACTTCCAAGTACAGATGTTTGGCGACAAGTGCTGGATCGACATCAACGGCACTTACATGGTATGGGTAACAGCAACCCTGTTTAACAAGCCTATAACGTGCCAATTGCCGGTCATGGATCACCGCAACAAGGCTATACAGCACCCTGATGCTTTCGCAGTAAATACAGCCATCATGCGCTGCATGACCAAAGCATTGTCGTTGCATGGTCTTGGCCTGTACATCTATGCCGGTGAAGACTTGCCTCAAATGGATACAGGATTGATCGACCAGGTTGTAGAGGCCATCAAAGGTCTACACGCCAAGAGTGACTTGGCAGGAATGTACGGAGAATGGGAATCCATCTCTGACAACGATGTTAGGCTTGCAGTGTGGGAAGCACTCAAGATTGACAGTAAAGTACGCGCTGCTATCAAAGCGTTCAAATCTAAACTTGATGAGGTAAATAATGGCTGAATATGACAACACAAACAGAGGTTCACTTTTTAAGAACACAAAGAAAGAGGAAGACCGGCATCCTGACTACAACGGGTCTATCAATGTAGAAGGTACAGAGTACTGGTTAAACGCTTGGATCAAAGAGTCTAAAAAAGACGGTACAAAGTTCTTTTCTCTTTCTATCAAAGAAAAGCAGGACTCCCCCCGTCAAAGTTCTGCACCAACCCGTAAAACAAAGGTCGATGACGATCTTCCATTCTGATGAACACACTAACTAACCCCAAAACTGGAGAAGTACTAACCGAGACACCTACTTGCTGGGTATCTACTACCGGTGAAGTGCTTCTCAAAACGAGCAATGATTGGTTCCAAACGGAAACAAAACAACGCAAACCCTCCCCTGACTTTAAAGGAATTATTGAATATGATTACACTAATATTTTCGGTTGAAGAAGTTAACTCAATCCTGTCTGCTTTGTCTAAGTTCCCATACGAACAAGTCAAAGGACTGATTGAGAAAGTACAAGAGCAAGCAACACCCCAGGTTCAACAATCTGCCGGTTTGAACGAATAGTAATTAGGGGGAAAGCGGATGCTGATACAGGGGACTGCGGAACGGCGGTCAGTCAGTGCAGCGAGTACCCCGACTTCAAGGAATAGAAATGAAAAAGTTAATGGAATTGATGAAAGAGCCGTTCAAGAAACCAACACCACTTGAATTGATAGCTCAACAGCTTACAGATGCCCATATAGACCTGTTGCAAGCAGAACAAGGGGTTGACTACGCTAACAGCATTGTCTCGTATAACAAGACCGTTATAGCCCGTTTAAACCAACGCATACAGGAATACAAATGACAACATGGCCCTTCCCACTAAAACCATTGCCTGATAAACCATATCAGCGCGTACCTTTTAATCCTGATAACTACGAGGATGCACCGTTATGACTGAAGCAGACATCAAACGAATCAACGAAGCTTATACAAAACAAACGCTTTACCAAGATCCTATAGATGACTTTGCTGCAACATTCAAGGGCTTGATTGCTATGATATTTGTTGTAGCTGGTGTGGCAATGATTGCCTATGCGATATGGGGGAAGTGATGACTACGCTTGGAGCATATTTGCGCGGGTTAAGACTGTGCCAAACGAATGTGTCATTGGAAAAAATGTCGGTAAAGATTGGATGCACAAAGTCTTATCTGTCTGACGTTGAAAATGACAAGATTGTGCCTCGGCTATCTAAAGCCAAGGACATAGCAAAAGGATACAAAACAAGCCTAAATCAAATGGGGAATTATTTATGAAGACCTGCCCTAACTGCGGAATGGCGAAAGGGATGCACGGCAGCATATTGCCGGGTTGTATGTGCCATTGGACGCCACAAGAAACTGACTGCTATGGTGACGGAAACGTGTATCGCGGTGTTCGCAGTCGTGATAGCGAACGCAACACTTTCAAACCAGACTACAACACCGAAGCTGTGCTGGTTGAAGAAATACAACGCATGGCTAAACGCATAGAGGAACTAGAAGCCATGCTGGAGCGCCAAACAGCCCGCATCGTTGAACTGCAAGAACACATTGAAAACTTTGATGGAGAAGACAGATGAGCAGAGAAGACCTTATACGCATAGCCAGAGAAGCTCGTATGCCGTACTTTTACCAAACCTTTGAGATTGCAAATCTTGATGGTCTTGAGCGTTTTGCTAACCTCATTCGTGCAGATGAACGCAATCGAGCCATGCGTGAAAACGCTTATGTACTTGCTGAACGAGAGGCGTGTGCCGCCAAAGCAGAGCAGGTTGGTCAGCATAAAAACCATATTGGTATAGCCGCCGCAATACGCGCAAGAGGCCAACAGACTTCCGAAGGGGGAGCAACATGACAGGCTACAAATCTAAGAAGGCAGCGGCACAAGCCTTGGCACAGCCAGAGCAGGAGCCTGTGGAGTACTGCACGGCCTATTATTGTGCTGGAGACTGTGGGCAGCCACACAACCAAAAAGAAATGCAAGAGTTTCTTCGGGCACAGCCAGCGCAGGAGCCTGTGGCGTGGATGAACAAGCACGGGGATTGCAAAAGCGCCGTATTTATAGAAGCAGAAGCAAGCGCTAAAGAAGAATACAACATACCTCTTTACACCAACCAAATACTGGAGAAGAACACATGAAGCAGGTCAAAATTTTTGTTGGCGTTGATGATTACGAAGTTGGTTTGTTGTTTACATGGAATGAGTCTGAAAACGCATGGGTCTGCAAAATGGATGATGACTTTATGCAAGAACTTGGGCCTTTGCTTTTGGAGGAAAAACCATGAAAATCGTTGAAATTAAAGATTACGCATATCCCTGCATGATGGCAGAAAAAGCAGTTAAAAACGTTTACGAATTAATGCTAAAAAACGATTCTGATAAAGCAATAGAACAATGTAATATTGCAATGCAAGAAATAATCAACATCATTAATGCTATCAAAAAATGAGCTTTACCCCAAGAAACGATAACTCCAAATGCTCAAATCTAACCACGGAATTATAAGAACGCTTTTAAAAAAACATAATGATGGCTTAACTACTATGGAAGTATCATTAATTTTAGAAAAAGACTCAAACCATATTAGGCAAGCTCTAAGAACAATGCCCGATACCTACATAGATCGTTGGACACAAGCACAGTACCAAAATCCTTCAGAGGCTGTATGGTGCATAGTTGTCCCACCAGAAGATTGTCCTAAACCTGAAAGGAAGAAAAGTGAAAGACCTACCAAACTTCGCAGCGTGGAGCAACGAGAACTTAGCCAAATTCTGCATGGATTCGTACATCAGAATGCAAGAACAACAAGCTGATATACAAGAACTTAAATTGTCTCTTAAAGAAGTGTCAGAGGAAATAACGGATATCCTGGCAATCATTAAAAAACATTTCGATTAAAAAAGGGGGCCAATGCCCCCTTCTCAATCCATTGAGTTAAATTACTCAACGCACTTTTCTACTTCTTCGCACTCATACCAATCGTCAGACTCTTCGTCGTAGAAGTACCAAACTTCATTCTCTTCGTCAAACCAGTACGCAACGCCTTCGTCGTCAAACTCGTACTCTTCGTCTTCTTGCTCGTCGTCTTGCTCGTCTTCTTCTTCCTCTATTTCATCCACAAATCGAACAAAATCGTTCAACATTGCCAGCTTCCAGAAAGAATCGGTAGAAATTTCAACGCTCTCACCGAAACCAAAGTTAATAGTCATCTCAAATTCCATGATCTGCTCCTAAAAATTGATGTAGCACCGCGCTACAAACACATCTTAGCTCATGTAAATTACAGACTAATACTTAGAAACGTTTATTACGTTTCCACGGAATTCAATGTGATTTTTGTCAAAAACCTGTACAAGTTCCGGCTGCAACAAGTGTCCTTTCCAAATTGTGAGAATGGCAAAACCACTTCTCCAGTTGGTAGGGTTGTCTTCTAGGTAATCAATGAATTGCGGGCCTACAGGGTCTGCAAGCGTTCCTGTGTCTACTCCATACCGAGTGCCGTTAAGATCGCTAAAAGGGGCTACCTTGAGGCTGTGGAGGTGTCCTGTGACGTAGCTCTTGCCGGACATTACCGAGTTGTTATAAACTGCGTGTATTCCACCCTTCCAACGATGTTTAATTACTACATCATCAGTCGCCCAGCAAGACCAGGCTGGAGTCCACGCTTGAAAATGATCTTTAAGCGTAAAGCCTTTTATGTGTGCAAACTCAGGCACACGATTCGCCAACGTATTCTCAAAGCGAGCATCATGGTTCCCAAGCGTCCAGATCAACTTGCATTGACTATTGCCTTCTTTGGCTGCTGTTTCTATCTCTTCCAACGAAGCTTCACAAGCTTTTAGCTCTCCAATCAAGCTAGGCTTACTGTCCCATCCAATACGAGGGAATCGGGATATGGAAGCACCGTCAAACGCATCACCGTTATTGATTACTGCTCGGGGTTTGAATTCTTTAATAGCCCACAAAAGACCTTTGAAAGCTGTAGACCGGATACCAGGCCAAAAGTGTGCATCACTAAAAACGATTACTTGTCCGTTAAGTAATCCAAGATTTGTACGGACATTGTACGGAACTGTTACATAGTCCTTTTGGTACTTCAGACCTCTAAAGTCCTCGGCTTGAAGAACAATGTTTCTTTTATTTTCTATGGTTCTACGTCTGGTATTTGCTCTACGTTCACTTATTCCAATAATTTCCGAAACTTTTTTTGCAGAACGGTGTTCATTCCATAGCTCTATAAAAACATCTTCGGAACAAGCTTCCTGTGGCATACAAACCTTTCGGAGTTAATTCCGGTTTATAACCTATTTACGTTGCATAAATAAGTTTTTACGAATAAATTTTTGTACCCTGCTTATCAATGATTAAAACTTGATTGCGAGGTTTGCCTTTTGGATCGTTGGGTACGCTGATGTGAGTCCAGCTATCAAACTCTCTAATTAGCTGGTCAAAAGGCAGTTTTGCAGCAATAATTGCTTTCACTACTTGGTCTGGAGTCATGCCTGGTACTCGGATGTCAGCAGCACAACCAACTCGATGTTGGCTTGTATCCTTGCTTCCTACGGCATCATTGACCTGTTTAGACCGAAAGGCAGAATTAACAATCACTGGCTTACCATCAAGCGCAGTCTTGACTTGCTCTAACAATTCTGCCACTCGAACTAAGTTTGCTTTTTCTTCAGCGTTTGGCGTATTGTCAAACTGCCGATGGTCGGTAACAGTTAGTTCTTCAAGGGTAAAGTGTTCGGTTAAGTTCACTTTGAAGCCACACCTTGAATTTTTTCAGCAGTACGCATACCACCCAAACCAAGCATACCTAAAAGTAAAGGCATCATAGTTCCGGTGTCCATCTGTGGAAACTTTACAGGATGTCCTGCCAAAGCAGAACCCCATTCAGCCAATGGGCCAACAACAAACTGCACTGCAAAGCCTGCACTGCAAACCCAGCCAATGCTAGGACGCCAACCGGATACAAAGACGCTCGAGCTTCCAGCTTCAATCTTATTGATGTCCATTTGTCCTGCAAGCTGGGCTAATTCACCCGACTGCTGGAGCTTCATCAATTCAAGCTTGGCTGCTGCTTGTTGGGCAGGATCAGGAAAAACTCGGTCTAATACTTTGCCACCAATGTCAAGCAATGCGGATACAGGATCAAGAGCCATTTGGCTTCCCTTCTTCTATGTGTGAACCTACTTTAAGGCCCGAAAGCCAACCAATCAAACCACCAATAATGGTCTGAAATGCTGGGGATATGATTTCAAAGATTGCCTTGTTGTCTACTTCTTTAACAAACAACCCATGTATTAAAGCACCTATTAATGAAAGAACAACGATGCAAAGTGTCGCGGTAACCATGTAAGTTACGACAGAAACCAACTTGTCTTTATCATTCATCTTGCTTTCTCCATAATCTTGGCCCTTAAAGCTGGGCTATCCGATGTTCCTGCCCACTCTGGCAAATTGTTCCAAATAAGCGTGTAGTCATCCACGCTACACTTTGACTTATCTAACCATGTCAGCATGACTTTATGGCGTTCTGCTGGGTCATGCGTTGACCAGGCAATGGCATATAACTCCTGTATAGCGCAACTCGTCTGCCTTGGCTTTGGCTTTGGCAATGGAGGAGGAGGCTCCGTAGACAGTATTAACTTGTCCTGTGCTGCCGATACCGTTACCAACATTAAAAGTAAAAATAAACGGCGCATTCATAATCTACTTAAAGCCGTGCTGTTTAGCAGAATCAAGAATGATGTAACCAATACCTACAACCAACATCCAAATCAACGAAGTTAAAGTCTTCTCGATGATTGCTTTACGAAGGGATATTGATTGAGCTTCTTTCTCAATAGCCATCCTAACCCAACGTTGTTCATCATCTGTCAAAGAATTAACAGCTTTGATATGGAGCATTAACTCCGCTATGAATTCAGCACGTTCTTCAGGTGACATGATCGTTCCTATCGGGTTGGAGGCGCTATACCACGGAAGCCCTGTCCACCACCGGTAGACCCTTGCGTTCCACGACCATAGCCAACTTTGTTAGCGTATTCTAGCCTTTTGCCAAACTCTTTTAATTGCTCTTGAGTCTCTCCAAGAGGCTTAGAGTAAGTAGCTGCTTGATATGCAACCTGGGCTGGTGCGGAAGCTCCTGCAAGCAATGATCCACCTAGTAAACCTAGATTACTAAAATCACCTGTTTCCTTGCCTTCTTTATAAGCAGACATAGCACCCAAAGCAGCAAGAGAAACACCAGCGGCACTAGCCAAAGCGCCAAGTGAAGCAAATCCTTTTTGAGCTTTAGCAATTTCTGCTGGAGAGGATGCAGTTTTAAGCTTGTCAGACCAATATGAATGAGCTTTGCTTACGTCTTCAGCGGTAGGCTTGTAATCAAAATTGCCTTTTTCATTAATTGCATGATTTGTTCCAAGAGCTTCATTCCAAAAATTAAGCAAATTTTGCTTGGGTTCTGGAAATCCACCTTTAGAAGTGCCAGCGGTTTTTACTTTTTTACCAGCCTCATTAAAAACATCTTCAGCATAAGTTCCGTAACTAAGCTTTACGCCTTCAGGCAACGTATTTTCAAAATGCCTTAAAAGTGCTTTTGCCTCTTCAGGACTTTTGCCATATTGCATATGTTGCAAAACACTTCGTTGTTCACTAGTAAATGCTTTTTTGTCTGCATCACTAAACAACGGCATCTTTTCTTTTACTGCTTTTTCTGCTGTTGCTTTTTGTTCTTCCGTTGGAATAACAGGAGCATTTGTTCCTTCAGGTGGAGGTGCAGCATTAGTTGCAGCAACTGGAGGTGTAATTTTTTCTTCTGGATTTAATGCTTGTTGCATTGCAGCAATACCAGGATTTGTATCAGTTGGTTTAACTACGCTAACAGGCACATTTTCAACTTTTGGTGCAACAGGCGTAACCGGAGGCGTTTCAGGGCCTACTGGAGGCACTGGTTCGTAAGGAGTAGGATTAGGGTTGTACCTTGGGCCAAATTGTCTTTTAATAAAGTCTTCTTTTGTTTCTGCTCCAGTGCCAGATGCAAGCAGCTTGTCTTTCATTGCTTGAACTGGATTAACTGTTTCTGCTGTTTGAGTTGGTGCAGGTGTTGGAGCCATATCAAGCATTGGCTCGCTAATTACAGGCTTGTTAGAAACGTTTAAATCAGGTTCAACTTTTGCAAACAATTCACTTTCAGGAGCTGCTGTAGGTTGCTTGCCAAAGAATTTTTCTTTTAAATTTTTGTATACGGCTTGACCACCTTTATAAGCTAAATATGCTTCAGGAACAGCTAAAGGATTTTCTTTCATGTAATTGAAAGCACCTTGCCCAAGATTTCCCGCTTGAGATGCAAGATCACTAGTAATGCCAGGAATTAGTTTTGCAGATTCAGTAAGGTCTGGAGAAGTAAGTTGTTCTAATCTTTGAACATCAGTCTCTTTGTTTTGTTTTGCACGTTTTGTAACATCAGGAAAGTCAGTTGGTTTTGGCAAAAGACTTGATCCTTCAGCAGAAGTTGAATCTACAGGTGTAGCAGTGCTTAAATCAAAAGCCATTATTTCACCTCAATAAATTGT